GCAAGGCGCGATCCGGGCTAAAGCCGGAATTGCCGTCGAGGCCATGAACCGGATCGACGAAGAAATAACGCCCTGTGAACGGGATTCCGCTGATTGAACCGAGGACCGGAACGCCAAAGGACGAGATCCCGTTCGGGAAATTCGTGAGCGTCATTTCAGGCCACCTTTCGCTTGTGCCCGCGGCGAATTGAACCCGCGCTTACCCACCCAGGGACACGGTTGAGGCTAGTCGTTACGCTCCCGGCGAGCCGAAATAGCTGCGCCAGTCGGTGACACCGCACGAAAAGCGCATGTACTGAGCGGCCTTTGCGTTCTTGGTGTCGAACTCGTTGTCGGTGTCGAAGGTCGGCTTGTCGCGCCACAGGAAGCGCGCGCCATACGGAGCATTGGTCCGGATGAACCACGCCGTCCCCGAGAGGAAATAGTGGTTTACCTCAATGCCCTTCTTGAACATGCCCGTCGCCTTGATGACGTTGATGGCATTGTTCGCGGTATCGTTCTGCAGGATCGAATGGATGATGCGGTTTGCGTCAAACCATTGCGTTGTCGAAATCACCAGACATTCCGGGACAAGGCTGATTTTGTTCCCGCGATAGTCGGTCGCCTGCATGATCTGAGTGCCCAGGTCCTCAATCGCGAGCTCGGAAAGGTCGGCCGAGGTCGAGAGCACGTTCGACTGATTGCCCGAGATGGTCGGATGCGAGGCTGAGATAAACGCCGCGCCGTCGCCAATCGGGTAGGAGGCATTGAACGCCTGGTTGAACACGTTGGCGCCGATGATTTCTTCGGTCTGCCGGCCGGCAAAGGCCAACATCGCCGCGCGGCGCTTGGAAACGACCTCATAGAGATTGTCCCGGAGCTCTTCGTAAGTGACGATGTAGCCGCCGGCATACGGGACATGGGTGTAGCGAGTGACAGCGCCCTGAACTTCCGTGTCGTAGGTGAGGGCCTGCCCCTGGTCCTTCTCCCGAAGAACGCCAAAGCCGGAGATTTCGACGTCCTCTTCGTAAGCCTTGTCGGAGGTTTCGACGTCGAAAAGCTCGGGATATTCCTGTTCGTGCTGGTCGTATTCGCGACCCCACCACGTTTTGATTCCCGGCCAGAGTGCTTTCGGGTGTGCGCCAGTAGTGATTACGCCGCCAACCGTTGCCATGCCCATGCCCATTCCCATTTTTCGTGCTCCTGAAAGAGTTTCGCCGGTTCCGGATCAGATGCCCGTGGACTTCCACAGCCCCGCGAGGTTCAGGCGAACAACCCACTTCGCGTAATTTCCGATCACGTTGTCCGGGCCGCGCGACAACCCGAGGATTTTGACCTGCAGGTTCGCGCTGTTGGCGACGGTTGAGGAATCCAGCATCCAGCCGGAGAAGCCCGTTACCGCGCTCCCGTTGCCCTGGACCATGTTGGCGTCCTCGAAGGCCGAGCTCGCGGCCGCAATCGCGCCGCCAACCGAGTCCTCTTGCGTCACGAACAGCGCGTTCGGATCGTCGCAGACGAGGCCGTAGGCGAGGACGCCGCTTTGCACATAAACCGGCAAATCGCGCGTCACGGTGAAGGCCGCATTACCAACGCCGCCAGCCGGCCCGTTTGTCAGGCCGATAAAGACACCGTTGATGTAGTTGGATGAACCCGCGCTCGCGATCGTGGCGTTCGGAACGCCGTTCGCGTCTGAGGTTCCAAGGGCGAGAATCGGGTCGCCAAGGAAAATGTTGGAAGCGTCCGCCGCCGGGAAGCAATAAAGCCGGCCCTGGCCGGTCCACATCGTCCCGTTATTGCTAATCGGGCGCAGGCCAAAGGGAGAGTTTGCGTTCGCCATTCCCATCGTCGTCTCCAAAAAAGCGTTGCATCAGGCGCGCAGGCTTCCGCCTGCAGGACACGTTCTGACTTGGCTTTTCTGAGACTGACTTTGGGCTAGGCTAGAATTGGCTCTGTGGTACCGGATCCTCCTGGATCTGGACCATTCCTTCTTCGGTGGGTGAGTAGAATTTGCCCGCGTCCTGCTTCTTGGAGGTTCCGGGCTTGGCTCGGACGGGGTTCGTCCGAATGTCGTCCATTTTAGCCTGAGCTATCTTGTTGGTTTCGTCCTGGCCTTCGAGCCAGAACACCACCGGAATTTCCATCGCGTAACCAAGCAGGGCGTTGTTGTCTCGCCCCGTGCCGACCACGCGCTTGATCGGCTTGCCTTCTCTATCTGTGACGTGCGCCCAACCCTCGGCCAACTTCTGTTCGATACGTCCTGGAACAGCGTTGAACCAATGTCGCTTATATCCACGGCGAACCGGGAGCGCAAGTTTTAGTGTGTATTGCCCAAAAGGCTTGCGAAGTCCGCGGATTCTCTCAACTTCTCGCTCATAGCTGTCCTTGTCGAAATCCTTTTCGGCAGGGATCACGAGCGAAATATCGGCAGAAATCGACCCCTGAACGGGGACTGATTCGGCGGCAAGTTGCTCAACTCTGGACGGCGCCGGTGGAGCCTCGGGAGGCGGAGCGGGAGGCGGAGGGGGTTCGGCTGCAGCCACCGGAGCGACAGGCTGTGGACCGGGGAGCTGTGAGCGCGGCGGGTTCGCCGGCCTCACCGGCGGGCGCGGAGGCGGCCGGCGTCCGGGAACGGGACGGGCTGCTGGCCGTGCGGCCGGAGCAGTCGGGTTTTCGGCGTCACCTTCGGCCATAGCTTAAACTCCTCAATCGCTGGTCAGCTATTTAGCAGCTACTTAGCAGCTACTTTCGGCTCTGACGGACAAGTTCGAGTCCGTCAGCCCGCGGATTATTGTAAAGGCGCATGTACTGAGCCTCGGTAAACCCCGGCATGTGCCGCTTTTGCCGCTCAAATGCGCGACGGGCTTCGGCCCTTTCGTTCGGGTCCTGGATCGAAGCGAAAGTCAGCTCCGGGCGCTGCCGTCCCGCGGGAGGCGCCGGACCATCGCCGGCCGGTTCGACCGGACGCGCGGGGCGCCGTGGGCGTACTGGCTGGTTTTCCACTTCTTCGACCTCCTCCTCGGCCGCCTTCACGGGCAAGCCAAATTTTGCCGGGTATCTCCCCATGACCAGGGCTTTCGCCCGCTGCAGATTGTCCGCCGTCGACAGTCCGGGAGCGCTTTCCAGAAGCGCAACATGGGCTTCCTGCATCGCGGCGTTCAGCACCCGATCGCTGGTAAACCACGGGTTTGCGTTGACGAAATCCAACACCGCGGGCTCTGCCTGTTGGCCGTTCGGATTCGGAGGCGGCGGAGGCGGCGCGGTCTTTTTTGGCGCCGCGGGACGCTCGGCTTCCGCGCGCGCAATCTCGGTTTCGGCTTCGTCGTATGCCTCAACATTGCCCTCAACGACGGCGTTGCGCTGGCGCTGTTTCAGCTCGGCAATCGCGCGATCATAACCGCGCTGTTCAGCCTGCAAGGCCGTGTCGCGGAACTGTTCGGCAATCTGCTTGATTTCGCCCATTTCGTCGCGCAGGCCGCGCACTTCATTGTGGAGCTTGGCGTTTTCGGTTTTCGCCCGTTCCAGATCCTTTTTGACAAAAGGAGTGAAGTTCTTTCCCCGCTCGATAAATTCGCGCGCGGTGACAAATGTGCCCGGTTCGCCGCGGAACTGTGAGAGCGGCCGCCAGCCCATACGATGAGCTTCGGCCTCAATGCGCGCTTCTTCCTGAGCAGCCGGGTCAAGCTCCTCCGGCAGATCCTCTAATTCGGCGTCGACTTCGTAAGTTTCTTCTTCCTCAATGTCCGGTTGCGGCAGGAGAGAGCTCTCCACTACCGACGCCCGCGCCATTCCCATTCGCCACCCCTACCTCTGACTGTTTGAAAGTCGCGAGCACACAGCCGTATTGCATCAGCCTGTAGAGCTCGCCATCCAGGCCGCGGACAAACGTCCCGGCATATTTCTCGATAATCACTCGGCGCCCCGGTGTCGGCCGCGATCCGGCCCACGGGGAGCCGTCCAGATTGAGCAGGAAGGCGCTTTCGCCAACCGCCACAACCAACCCGGTTTCGGCCGCCTGGGTGTGTTTCCAGGCCATATCTTCGGTTAGATGAATACTCCCGGCCTTGC